ATGCCGAAAGATTGTGACGTGGTGGACGAGGCTTGAATGCCCAAAGTCGACTGGTTCGCGGCTCCGTTTATCTGCGCGGCCAAAGCCCCGGATGCGGCGTTTATGGTCAGGGCCGTGACCGAGCTAGAGGGTGTAAACGTGTGCGCCCCGGTCCACGTCGGGACAATGGCTTGGGACAGTGCGTGGGTGCCGTCACTGCGCATGAACGTCGTGGCCGTGCCATTGACGGCTGAAAGCCCGATGCTGCCGGAAGGGTTCGCCCCGACGGCGCCCGGCCCTGGGGTTATGGGCGGGTCGTCTGGGTCATCAGGATACGTCACTATAGCAGGACCGAGAAGGCCCTGCAACCCCGTCTGGCCGGCTGGCCCTGGTATGGGGGTAACGTCGTCAGGATCGTCTGGGTACGCCTGTATGGGGGCCCCTGTGAGCCCCGCAGGGCCAGCGGTGCCGGTAAGCCCGGCAACCCCAGGAATCGGATGGTAGGGCTCGTCCGGGTCCTCTGGGTAGATAAACTGCGGCAGTGCGAACCCGGGAGGTCCGGTCGGCCCCGTCTGGCCGGCCGCGCCAGGGGCGCCGGGTATCAGGATGGCATCGTCGGCGTCCTCCGCTTGTAGCCAGACGGCGGAGCCCGTCGAGGACTGGACCGTAGGCACCGGGGGCTTCGTGAAGGTGCCCGTCGCGTTTAGGTAAAGGGTCGGGTCCTGTATCGTGGCTGCCGGCACCGCGCCGGAAGTAGTGCCGCTGAAAACCTTCACGAGCGCCGTAAGCTGCGTCTGAGTCAACGCTTGCGGGGTATTGAGGCCCGGCTCGATGCTACCGAGAACCGTGTTTTCAGCAATCGGTGTAAGGCTGATAGTCGCCGGCTGCGTAAAGTTCGTCGATGAAACGCTAATTCCGCCACCGTCGCTGGTCGCGTTGCGAATGTCGGCGTTTTGAAGGTAGTTCGTGATGAAGTTGCGGAACCACGCGGCGGACCACTGCTGCGGGATGCTCGTAACAATCGGCGCGCTTAAACCCGGCTTAACGGGCTGGAGGATTGTCACTTACCACTTCCCGCCCGAAACTTCGGTCACGATAGCTACCATGAAAAATATCGTAGGGTCGCTGATCTGGAACTCGTAACTGCGGTCGCGAGCTTGGCCGAGGCGCCACCAGACGGCGCGAGCCGGCGGCGAGCCGTAGCCCATTACCCCGAGCTGCTTACCCTCACGAGCGACCCACGTATACCCTCCGTCATCCGACTTGAACAAGGTGATTGTCGGCGCAGACGTGGCGGATGTGCCCTGCCCCGCGGTGACGACTGCCTCGACGCGGTGATGGCTGATGCGATTGTGGTTGTCGTACACCGACTGCGTGTAAATTTTCGCGCGCTGCGGTAGACCCCACTCGGTAAAGGTGTTCTCATCGAGAAAACCGATTTGTGCGAACTGACTATCGCCGACGAGCTGCAACCCTTGCGCATTGTACCAGCACAGCGGGCGCCAATAACCGATATCGTTATACAGCGATTCGAGGTCGAACCATTCCGTGGTCAGGCAATCGTAGACGATTGTCTTTTTCGCCAACGGCAGCGTGAGTACCCAAAGAGGATGACCGCCGATAGTCGGCGTCAGCGCATAGGCGCCGTACAGGTTGAATTTGTTGTTCTCTAGCAGCGCCTCGACGCCGCTGTTTGAGACGCGCACCGGGGTCTGCCCGTTCAAGCGGCGCACCGTCAGATCGTTCGCGACCCAAAACACGGACTGATCTTGCAAGGCCACTGTGTAGCCGCAATGCGGATTGCAACCTATCTGCATAAAAGCGTCGGGCGCCGCGGCAAAAGGGGATTCCGTCGCGTTGCCGGCGTCAACGTAGCCTTCGCTCGTCAGCTCACCGAACATATGCACGGTGCGATGATCGACGCACATGCCGATGAATTGATCCGTACCGAACTCGCGGGGGAACACGCCGCCGGTCGTGAACGTAATCGGGCCGGTGCCGCTCGCTGTCTGGCCATCGTCGTTGTAAAACTCTTGACCATTGAGCGCGAGAAAAACCATGTAGCTGTCGATGAACCACACGTCTTTTGCGCCGTAGAACAGGAATGTCTCATCGAGCATTTCCTGCAAACCGTTGTTAACGGTGTAGGTGTAACCGATGTTCGTGCCGGGCAACAGGATGAACAAACATTGGGTATTGTCGCAAAGCCGCACGAAGCCGTTGCCAGTGATCCCCGTCGCGACTTGCGTGAGCGTCGCAGACGTAGAGGGGTTCGTCATCGTGCCGTTGTTCACCAGCTTGTAAAGTGTTTCGCCGATTACAGCATAGGTGATGCCGCCCATCGTTCGCATACCGCGAACCTGCCCAACGGCGGCAGCCCCCGCTGTCGGGGCAGAACCGCCAGTAAGCGCGGAGATAGGTCCCCAGGTCACGCTTGAGGAAGTTGACGAAGCGTAAGAGCGAATAAAATTTGCGTACCCGCCAACAGCGGCACTGCACTGTTGCAGACTTGCAGCCGTGAAACCTACCGTAGAGGCGTCAAACGATAACGTGCCGAGCTGTTCCCACGTCACGCCATCATATGATGCGTAAGGTGTGATTATTGTCCCTGATACAGCGCAAGCAATGGAGATAGGCGGAGTGCCCGCCATGCTGAACGTTGCCGACCCGGTAAAGTAGGCTAGATCGCCGGCTGAACTCGAATGGCAATAGCGGATTGCGGGTTGAATGTTGCCGCTACCATATATGATCGGAGCCCAGCCAATAAAATTTGTACCGTCCCCGAATCCGGCGAACATGTAAGCGTAACCGTTATAGCCATCCCCTACACTGGTCATCCTAACCGCGGTAAAGCAGTTGTCAGTTTGAAGCCCCGACAACGTAGAGACTAGGCCGGCGTATCCCGAATTAGAACCGTATGGCTCAGCCACGGTCAAGACGCCGCCCGACGCGGTAAACGTGACCCCATTGACGGGGCCATTAATGTTCATCGGGGTAAATTCGTCGATGTTGACGAGAGGGCTCGACCCTTGAAACGAGCCGATATCCGCGTACGGGCTGATGCCGAACATGCGCCGCAAGTACGCGGGCGGCAGCGTGGATTTCGTATCCTGCGCGCCGGTCTGCGGAGCAATCTCCGAGAAGCAATTTACGAGGCGGCGCCCCGAGGCTCGCTTATCGTCTGCTACCCACGATCCGGTCGGGAGGGTAAGCGCGGTTGTCATTACGGTTCGGCACTCCGTACCAGGTCGATCATATCTTCCTCTGGTGGTGAAAGTTTGCCCATCTACTACAAAAAGTAACCGGCTCCACCCCACGGTCCAGCTTGAGGACGTTGCAGCTCGCCGAGGTCGGATTCGGTGTAGCGTATTGCGCGCTTAACGAGCTGGCGGTAAGACTCCGCCATTTCAACTTTCATGTTCTCGTCCGTAATATCAATGCCGAAGCGCAGCGCGAGTTTTTTCGCAAGCATGAGCTTCACGCCGTACACATCCTGATCGCGCAGCGGGGCTGTCGCGCTCAGCGTGGTCTGAGGAAACCAGCCAAGGCGCAAGCCATCGGCCGCTTCGTTCGCCAGCATGTCGTTCAAAACCGCCAGCGCAAGATTAGATTGCGCTGCGGTCGGGGCTTCGTTCTCGTCAATGATATTGACGATTCGGTACGCATCCGTAATTAGTTGCAAATTCTGATACGCCACGAAAGCCCCCTAGTATTGAAGCGATTTGCTTTGAAATCGCTAAAAGTCACAGTCCGCACGTCGCGACGTGGGTTTAATACGGGTCTGTCACCGTTTAGCTGCTTCGGGTGAGGGCGAAGCAGCGGACCCTTATTGAACGCGGAACCAAGTTCGCGGATTCAGCGCCGGCACGTTGCCGTTGATGTATCCGTTCAAGCTGTACTTGTACTTGATCGTGTTCGTCGAGCTGCCGGCCGTGGTCGTGGCCACGGGGATGATTTCCGTCACCGCACCGAGCGTTCCGTTCACAATGGAGTCAGTCGCGGCACCCGCGGCGCTGGCGTTGACCGTCAACGAAGTGATCTGGTACAGAGACGAAATTTCCGCGACACACCCGTCAGGTGGGTTCGTCGGCAGTGTCACCGTCAGCGCAGCGGTTGTGCCGCCGGCATTGATGACGAGAGAAGCCGCTTGCATCGCAATCGTCGAACCGGACACCACACCGTTAGCACCAGCGGCGAGGTTGAACGGTACGCCGTCAGCGTCGTAAGGGCCGTAACCATGTTGAGACATTTTTGAATTTCCTTTATGAAGATGGCGGGGCCGCGAGCGCCCCGCCTAGACTGCTTAGGCCGGGATTTCGATCAAACGAGTCGCCAGCTCGGGGTAAGCGAGCACGAAGCCGTAGATGGAATCCAGACGCGCCGGCAGAAGGTCATTCTGCGGGTCCCACTGCTGGGCAAAGCGAATGTTATAGCCCTCGAACGATTCCGATGCCGTCATCTTCACCAGCGGCGAAAGATCGAGCATCGGCGGGTTTGCAAACACGACTGCATCGCGATACCAGCCAATCGACTGTTTGATCAACTGGCCCGAGACTGCCGCCGGAGCGCCGCCGAACACGGTGATGGCCGCGCCGGAAGCCGGCACGCTATCCACGTTCTGGTAAGCACCGCCGGTTATGATGCCGGGGGAAATGCTGACCGCGATGGCGCCCGCCGTGTCGCTTATCGTGGTGTTAACCACGAACTGCTTCAAGCGGCCCAAAGACAGCTTCGATTCCGGGTCCACGTCGTTCACACCTGCGATGGTGAAAACGTCTCCTGCATTCAGGGTCGTGGTGCCCGAGGCCCAGCCGTTCGTGTTCAACGTGAAAGTCGAAACGAAAGCGTTGTTCGTGCCCGGATTGCTTTGACCGGCGCCGTTGACTACCGGCGTGCCGCCGGTTACGGTTCCGATGGTGTGCGTCGGCAACTTCGTATTGCGGAATGCGACGAACCCGGCCGCTTTGTCGGCGATAACGCCGTCGAGCCACTGATCCGACACAGACGCTTCGGGGTTGAACAAGCCCTTGTTATCGAGAACGAAGTAGTAGCTCGCTTGCGGGGTCGCAGTCAAGGTACGACGATCATCTTCGGGGGCGAGTGCTTCCGTCAGGAAGCGTTCCGCTTGCAGCACGTTGGCGTAGGTCGCCGTGGTGTTGTAAGCGCCGACGAACTTCGGTACGGAGTTCACGACGGAGGCGACGGACGCTTCCATGCCCGCTGCCTGCTTGGCCATCGCGGGTTCGAGAACCTGTTCCTCGAAGTTGTTCAACAACATCGCGCGCTCGACCGAAGTGAAGTTCACATCGACGCCGATTTGATTGCTGACGGAAAGCTGCGCATAGCGCTGCACAGAAGCCTGTGCGCTCATGGTCGGCCCGGTACGCAAGGTGTACTGGAAGGGCAAACGGATGCTCAGAACTTGGCCCAAGATCACGCCGTCAATCGGGCCAGGCAGTAAGCTCTGGTAGTCGCGGTTCGTGCGACCCGTAAAGTTGGACTTGGCGTGCAACAGGACGAGCGCTTTACGCGCGACCCATTGAGCCGTAATTAGGGAATTGCCTACAGCCATTGAAATTTTTTCCTACTGTTAACGACCGCGCATCGCTTGCCGTTGTTTCAGGTTTGACTGACGCGCGTTGATTTTTTGCTGGCGATCCCACTTCACGAACTCGTCCATGGTCATCTTCATCGGGTCTTTTTGAATACCAGATGAACCGCCAGCGGGTGTCGGGTTTGGAGGCGGGGGCGCCTTAGTAACGGTCTTTCTCTGAGAATTTGCGGCGGCGCCGGTTTTGCCTTGTGAGGCTGTAGCGGCGCTACTTTGCGCTTTTGCGCGCTCTTGCTCTGCTTCCAGTTGCGATTCGATTTTGCCAATCGCAATCAACTGCTGTTCCGAATCCATTCGCGAAATCTTCGCCGCTTTATCGACGTTCTTCGCCAGATGGTATGCAATGTCCGGGCCGAGGTCTGACTTAACCACGGCGCGAGCTGCACGTTGATGCAGCTTGGGCACCGTGGGGTTGTTCAAAACCGTATCGAAATCGGCGTGAACCGCTTTCAATGTTTCGGCTCGGTCGGAGAACTTTTGCAATACTTTCTGTTCTTCTTGCTGAGCAGTTAGATTGTTGAGTTCGGCCCTGGCTAATCGTTTCGCCTCCCGCTGCATCCACTTGGCTCGCGCCTCGTCGGTTTTAACGGGGTCGAAGTCGAAGTCCTTCAACTGAGGGATAGGATCATCTTTGTCGAGCGGTACATCCTTCTGCGTGGTGCTTTCGCTGTTCGGAGACGCGGCTTTGAGGGCCTTCAATTCCGCCAGCGCAGTTTCAAGCGCACCATCGCGGTACGAGTTGTATTCTCGCATCGACTTGATTTGAGCAAGCAAATCCTCTATACGTTCCCGAGCGCGCCCGCGGCGAGTGCTATCCCCCTCGCTGGTTTCGCTATCGCTGTCGGCAGTATCCTGGTCAGCGTCTGTCACAGTGGACGAGTCTGTGGCACCGTCCGTATTAAGACCGTCATCGCCAGTATCGGTGGCGCCCGTATCATCAGTCGTTGACGAATCGGCTGAATCGTTCGACGTGGTTTTACCCTCAGTCGTCGAAGTCTGAGTGTGCTCGCTATCGCTGCCAGCTTGCGAATCGGTTTGCGCGGCCGTCTGAGCTTCATAAGCCTTGAGGTCGTCGCGGGTAAACGGTGTAACTTTTGCCATGTTCAAACTCCACTCGTGATTAGCGTGTCACGGAACGAATATCACCTATCGACAAAGGCACTAGGCGCGTTGAGGGGCGCTGCCCTGCGAGGCTTCCGCTTCTGCGGCGGCCATCGGCTGATCTAATTCTTTGGCCGCGAGCAGGTTGTCCAGGTGCTTGCCGGCCGTCTCTATCGCTTGCTTGTGCGCTTCGAGTGGCGCCGACTGCGCCTTATTCTGCTGCACGGCTGCTTTCCCTTGCTCCGCGTGCGCGCGGGCCTGTTTATACGCGAGTTCCGCTTGCTGTTCCGGTGACGGTTGCGGCGGCGGCGGGAGCTGCGTTTTTTCCTGTTCGGTCGGCTGCACGATGCCTTGCTGAATGAGCCCGATTCGCAAGCGCCGCGCCATTTCATCGGCTTCCGGCGAGTCGAGGTTCTTCGCAAGCAGGTCCGGGCAAAGCTGGGCAATCTGCGGTATCGTCTCGGCCGCGTCTATGAGCGTCTGCAAGGTCTCTTGTCGGGCCGTCTGGTACGAAGGCCCGATGGTAACGGTCACATCGTAAGAGCCTTCCGAAAGGTCGTGTATCACGTCACCGCTAGTGCCGTTGATCGTGACCATTTTTTCAACATCGTCGTGCCCGACGATGCGCTCGACACGCTCGGTATCGTAAATCGTAGGTATCATGTCGATACCCATTTCCCAAGTGAGCTGGAGCGCCGCGCGAAAACCGTCAACAAATTCAAAACTGCCGAGGTCCGAGCGCCGCGTATGCTGCACGAGCGCTTTACCCGACACGCGATTCATGTCATCCGCGTTGCCTAGCGCGGGATCGAAAAATCCCGTCGTTGCTTGGATATCAGCCTGTGCCATTTGCGCAAGAGCCAATGCTCCCGATGGCAAGTCGATTGGCGGAGTGCGGATAGGCATTCCGCCGCTCCCTTCCGCATTTGGGTCCGCATTATACGGGAGGTAAGGACGCGAGGCCGTATTCGCCTGTGCCCATTCATTTTCGTACCCCTTTACCATGCGTTCCGTGACGAGATACGGCGCTTTCGGAATCAGCGCGCTACGCTCGATCATGTCGGAGCAGCGACTATTGTAGGAGCGCTGCGCGTCCTTCGCGTGACGGATCAACGATTGAAGTTTCTTCCGTCCCTCGATGTTGATGTATCGCCCCGGTATGCGCACGAGCGGGATGCGCTTCCAATCGTAGTAGCGCGGACCTTCGAGGATCTGGCTGCCATCGACTTTTACCCACATCACGCGCCACTTCAAGATTTCACGAGTGCGCACCAGCCGCGGGTACTGGTCATTTTGTCCGGTCGGATCGTTCAGCGCGTAATGCGCTTCTTTTTCCTTCGCTGCCGCGTCCCATGTTACGACGGAGCCATCGGAAAGCAGCGCGATTTCTTGCTTGAAAGGTACGCGCTCGTAGTAGTCCACGACGCGAACTTCTTTATCTGTGAACCAGCCATAAGAGTCGCGCGACCAGTTGAAACTAGTGCCGCTCGCGTCGGCGTCAGGATACAGCGAATGGTACTTGTCGAGGCTGATGCGTTCCCCGATCATTCCCCACATCGCATCCGCGCAGCATGGGTCGTTCGCTTCCGGGTCCCATACGCACGTCTGCGGATTCGGTACGTCCTTGATGCGCAGAACCTGGTCGAACGATTTATCCGACACGTATTCGGGCATCAAGTACCAGGCCCCATAGCCCCCGGCGACGGCGTTCTTGTACTGCGTATTGTAGATCGTCTCGGCGCGCGACGATTGCTCGATGGCGCGCATGAGGCCGCCGAAAACTTCGGCAGTTGCCTCGGTCGCACCCTGCGTCGAGGGCCGCACTTTGCCCGCCGGCCGGGTCTGGCGCATGTCGGCGATTACGAGGTTCACTGGGCCTATGACACGGTTGAATGTGTAACAGGGTTTCCCTTGTCGGGCTTGCAGCACAACCGGGTCCCACTGACCCATGGATTCGGCGTTATAGATGAAGTTCAAATCTTCCGAGAACAGCCGGCGATTTTCCTCAAAAGCCCCGGTGCCTTCCTCGTACCGTTTTCGTACCCGGTCCACCGTGGAGGCTTTATCGTCGAGGTCCTCGTACCCGCTCGGCTTGTCCTGCCCGGCCACGTCAACGACACCCGGCAACTCGCCGATCAAATCGGAGTTGTCATCGTTCGGTGTTTTGTCGGCGCCGTCTATAGGGCGCCCCGTCAACATGCTTGGCGGGTCGCTGCCGAGTGCGTCCATGCTTACGCGGGTAGTGCCTCGATTTCAATTTTCACATTGCCTGTATCGAGCCAGATATTCACATGATCATCGACACCGTTTGAGCCGCTTTGCCCTTTGCGCTGCACGATGCGCGTGTTCTCGCGCTTATAATGCGACTTGCCGGTTTTTTCGTCCGTGTGCAGCCGCAGCTCCGTCACCTTGAGTGCTTGCGTGAAACTCGGATTCTGAAAACTGATATTAATTGCCATGGGGTATCACCGTTTCCTTGAGAAGAAAAAGTCGAAGGTCCTCGCGTAGTTCCATGTCGTCTTGAAGCGCGCGGTAAATTGCCGGGTGCAGTTTGTCGCGAGGGAAAAAATACATTCGAGAGCCTTGAACCAATGTGATGCACCCGTCGCGGCGAATCTTCGCGTCGATCCACGCGCCGCGATCAATGTGCGCCGGGATTAACCTGCCCATACCTTCGGCGGAGACCAGTGAAACCATTTACCGCCAGCGGCGTTAAACGGCATAGGTACGGCCAGCGCGAGCCCGCTCATAACTCCGTATCGCAAAGCATCCATTAAGTGGTCGTTTTTCTTCACGATGTTGCCTTTCTCGTCACGCCTGTAAAGGCGGTATTCGCTCAGCGTATTCACGCACGTCGAGAAAATTTTCAACTGGCCTTGCGAAAGCAACTCCCATACTTGGTAGATGCCGGCCTCGCGGGAGTTGTCGGCTTTCGTCAATTCCAGGCCCAGGTCCATGTACATATCGAACAGCTTTTTGCCGTCGATCTGGCTTCGGCCGCGCGCAGCGGGGTCAATGACGCCTGGAATCCAATGCCCGCGGGCCTTAATCGCCGCGGCATGAACGCTAGGTTCGGCCTGGCCGCGATAGTATTCGTTGTATGCAAAAACCTGATTGGTGTCAGGGTTCTTCGCCAGCCATATAGCCGCGGTTCGATTCCACCCCACGTCGAGCGCGAAGCAGCGCGGCCAAAAATCCGGTATCGGAAATGGCTGCACGACGACTTCACTTTCCGCGACTTGGTAAATAGCGCCGGCACCAAGCTGAGGAACTCCACGCGTGCGGCTATCTCGTTGCCACGGCGGAATACTCGCGAGAATCGAGGCTTTCTGTTCCTTCGTTAAGTGCGGAACATCTTCCCAAGACACGAACAACGCAATCTTACTCATGTCGGTTGCGCCACTTCGGGCGCGGGCGCCATTTCCGGCAAGAACTGGATGAGCAGATCGGTGAGCCCGCTAAGCGGGGTCGCCGTCAGCGAAATAATCCCGTCAACCGTCATCGTGCGTAACAGGCATTCGGTGTAAATGTCGAGCGGCGGTTCTTCGTCCAGGTGGATCAAGTGCTGCGACGTACCTTGATACGACGTGCGACCCTGATCATAGCTTTTGAACTGCAACATCGACGTGCCGCCGGTCGGCGCATGCTTCACGAATACCGCCTCGAACGCATCGGAGAGGCCGTGCTTTACGGTGGTGTTCAGAATCAAGTCGCCGGGAATCATCCCGGTGCCGAGCATTGACTTGTCGCCCCACGGCCCGCAGAGCATCGTCTGCAAAATGTCGCGGACTGTTTTTGCCGTGTCGCCTGCGATCCAAGCGTCCACCGGATGATCGAATCGTTTACCCGGCCACCAATCCGGGTATTGCCCGGTCAGGTGGAGCGTGTCCTCGTAACAGCCAGCTACGCTCTTGCCGCTATTGTGATGGACGACCCCCGCCGCCATGTAGTTATGGAAACCGGGAACCTCAAAATCTACTATCGGTTGCGGCCCTATCTCCGCCACTGCTACAATGCTGTTCCCGCCATGCAAAAGGATCGGAGAACATGCTAGGTAAACAGACTCGCACTGATCCAGCAATTGCAAAATCTCAAATTGCCAGTCTGCTATCAGACGGGCTATATATTCAGGAGATTTGCCGACGAACTGCGCTGCCGGAAACTTCGGTAAGGCGCTACGCGGCGCAACTGGGGCTGCCCATTCTGAAATGCCGTTCAGGGCCGAAAGCTGGCTTGGGGCATCCTCAATGGCGCGGCGGTCGAACGGTCGACAAACACGGTTACGTGCAAATTTGGATGCCGCTGCACCCGCACGCAAATCACTCTGGGCGCTGCTGGGAGCACCGCGTAGTTTGCGAGGTAGAGTTAGGTCGCTACCTTGAACCTCAAGAAGTGGTCGATCATAAGGACGATCACCCGAGGCACAATTGGCCTTCCAACCTTGAAGTGTACGCGACAAATGGAGCACACTTGGCCGCGACATTATCCGCTCGAAACTATGGTACTGGCCTTCGGGCATCAATACCCGGTGCTTACGGGAGCACTCAAAAACTTCGCCGTTGTCCAGATGAATCCGAAACGCTGGCTCGATGCCCTTTAGAAATACGTTCCCGGATCGCCTACTTCGTAGAGTCTCACCGTCCCAAGCCTGAACATCGAACGCTTCCGCGTCGAGAACTTCGCAAACTTGGCGCTCACCGTGACCCGTGGGGATCACCGTCCATGGTGTAAGGCACCTGTTGCCCCCCGCGAGTAGCCGCTCGTTGTGTATAGCACCATATCCGAAAAATTGCATCTGCTTCGGGTAACTCGCGCGGACTTCCGGCGTGTTAAAGTAGGTCGCAATTCTGTTCCGGCTCTGTCGTTTCTCGCGTTCCGCCAGGGTTTCCAACAGTGCCAATTTCTCTTGGCGGCTCAGAGAAGATAGCGTCGATGACAGTTGTGTCGCCGCGTCGTTTGGCGCTGGCGACGAGCTGAGCGAGTCGCTTGTTGAGCTGGTCATCGGTGAGCTTCTCAGTTAAGTTGAGGTCCATTTGCATCCGCTCCCGATACTCGGGCTTTTTCGCCGAGAGAATCTTGGCCAGCAATTTATCGTTGCCGGCGAGCGCGAACTGAACCGCGCGTTCTTCGAGAGCGTTGTCGGCCAGCGGCTTTGCCGCGTCCAACTTCAATTGAAAATCTCCGTTGGCTTCGAGTTCTTTATAGAACTGCGTCGCCGTGCAGCCGATGGAGTCGCGCGCGGCGGCGATATCGCCTGTGTCGATGTAGACGGTGAGCAATCGCGTTCTCTTATCTTCGTCCCAGTCGAACTCGCCCGCGAACGGAATCGTTTGCTTGATGCCGAGCCGCGTCTCAAGATCGTTGCAAGCGTCTTTGAAAACCTTCGAGACCGAGAGGCGCATGTGAATTTGCGCCTGCTTAAACTTCGCCCGGTCGCACGCGGCGAGGAAGTCTTTCGTCTCCGCGTAAGCGACGAGAAATTCCTTCTCAGAAGCGTTTGGCTCCAGCGGCTTTACCGCCGGGAGTGTTCCCACGGGATCAGCTGGAGCGCGCTGCTTATACGGACGTTGCTTGTACTCGGGCTCGCCGCCGGTCTTACCGTAAACGGGCTCTTTGCCCCGCTTGAGGCGGTGGCAATCGGTGCATTGGTTCGGATTTGAAGCGTAACGCGCGGCTTGATGTTGATAGCGGCACTTTCGACCATCGTAGAAAAGAGGCCAGCCACGAAAATTCGCTTCATCTTCTGAAACAAAACGTGAAGGTACATAATTATACAGGTCCGGGATGCCGTCGCGCAATGGGGCGATAGTGGCGGGGTCGATTAGCTCGTAATTTTGAACAGGTCGGACAAGTTTCGGCCGGCCGCGCTTCTTCGCTGTCGGTTCATCCGACATGTTGCCAGTTTTCCTTCCCGCTAAGAAAGTGGCCGTCTCGGTCAAAGCCGGCGGACTGCTGCCATAGCAGGGCCTCGTCGTCTTTTGCGTCGTTGTGCGTGCCGTAGATCGCATTTTGCTTGATGACGATATAGTCCTGGCCGCCGTAATTGAACTCGAACTGGTCGCGCGGCGAGAACTCTACAATGTCCCCGACCGCTACTTTCATCGGCGTAAGCTCGCCAGTTTCTTCACCGTCCTCGAAGTACAGTGCGCCGGCACTCATGCCCGGCATTTTCTCAAAACGCACCAGACGGCGTTTACGGCGCCCGTAACCGACACTGATTACGCGACCTTTTTGCAGGGTGACGCCGACCACGGCCAGAATAGGGTGCTTGTATTCGAGTCGCTGCACGATCACTCGGTCGCGCAGCACCTTCCAATCTCTCGGATCGCCGTAGCTCGCCGGGTAAATGTGGCTCATGCTTCGATCACTCCGAGCAGATCAGTCTGTCGCATGATGCGGATTGACTGGCCCTTGAAAACAGACTCCATTCCCGTCGCCGCGCCGAAGCAAACCCGGTCGCCGACTTCAACTTCCATAGGGACGCGAGACCCGTTGCTGAGCAACAAGCCCGGCCCGGCGGCGAGAATTTTCCCTTCGAGGCCCTTCGACCACTTCGGCAAAACGATGCGCCGTGCCAGGTTCGGTTCGTCCGGTAGGACGATCAAAAGGTCATCGAGCAATTTCATCGCATCCTCACAATGGGTCGAGCCAGCGTCGAACTAGCGCTGTGCCGGTTTGTATCCCGGTGCCTCTCGTTGGGCTATCGACCGCAAGACTTAGAAGTTTCCGCTAGGCGTTTGAATCGCGACCAGCTCAAGAATCGCAAGCCCGACGATGCTCGTCGAAGTATTACCCGTCACGCTGTCCGTGATCGTCGCGACGATGGTGAGCTGGCAGAGCTGCGAACCCTGATACGGGTACGTCATTACCATGGTCGAGCCAGGTATTTGCAACGTGTACGGAACCGTCGAAGCGGGCGCGTTGACCGTGGTCAGCGGCACCATGTTAATGTCGTTGGTAATGTCATCGAGCTGCCATTGGAAGCTAGACGGCGTTACGTTCGTCATCGTATGGTCGAGGAAGGTCAGGTCACAGAAAATATCCGCTCCAGCATAGGAGCGGTTATCCGTGAAAGGCAAACTGGGTTGGCCCGCTAGACCCCGGTTGTTAATCGTCACGTTTTATTTCTGCGCGGCCCTGGCCAGGTAGTGGGCTTTCACGAACGCACCATACGGTGTCGGCGTACCCGAGGAGTCCGTGATCAAGATGAACGAACTGACTCCAGTCCATGCATCCCAGGTCCAAGCAAAGTAGCTTACGCCGGGGAAGCTCGCCCCCGCGGCGCCCATCGACTGCGCAGCCCGCCCACCCGGATCCGCCCAGCCATACAAGCTCGCCGAGTCGGTAGTCTGGGTGTTCTGATCGCCATACTCCGTGACCAGGATCGGGATGCCCTTGTTGAGCACCACGTTGGCGCCGGATTCGAACTTCGATCCGTTGTAATAATGAAGGCCACCGGCAATCTGCGGCGGGTTGAGCGTGTCTTTTGCTGGGAACCAACCTGGCGGGTTATCGACGTACCCTGTCTCCGCCGAGTTGTTGTTGCCGAATGTGCTAGCGTAGTTGAGGCCATCTTGGATGATCACGTTGGTGGCGCCAGTCGCTCGAATAGCGTTCACCATTGCCTGGCAGTTGGTGTCGTAGTTGGACGAAAGCTGCCCATTGACGTAGTTGTTCCAGTCGGCGGTTGTGGGCGGGTAGTTGCCCTGCGGCTCGTTGAACAGCTCGAACATCACGGCAGGATTTCCCTTGAACGTATTGGCAACTTCGGTCCAGAAGTCGAGCGAGTGCGCGCTGTCGGCCATCGCGTTCTGCCCTTGAGGGCAGATATCGTTACCGACGACGACCCAATGCAAATCCAAGATCACATACATGCCGTTGGCAACGGCGTTGGCTACCGCTGCTTTTACCGTTGCCTGGTAGACTGCCGGCGTCACTCCATTGGTGAGAGTCTGGCTGCAAAGTCCAAGCCAGTTTGCTTCGCCCAACGGCAAGCGCACGGCGTTGACTCCCCACGATTTGATCGCTGCCCAGTTGGGAGTCTGCCCGCGCCATGGGTCATTGGGGAACGGCGTGCCTTCGAGGCTCGATATGTTCACCCCTCGCAATTGGATTGGCTTCCCACTCCCATCGACGATATTGGGGCCGACGACTTTCACGCCGAACACGGGCGCGGGCGCGGGCGCGGGCGCGGGCGCGGGCGCGGGCGCGGGCGCGGGCGCGGGCGCGGGCGCGGGCGCGGGCGCTGGCGCGGGCGCGGGCGCTGGCGCCGGAACCCATGGCTCAGTGTTCAAAGTCCACTGAGAGACCGCCTTATCGTAGCCGGCGCCCGACGTGTTGATCTGTTCCACCACGCCGGCTTTGATGCCGATGGCCGCCGCGTTCCACGTAGAAAGGTCAGGGGCGCCGTTGATCGTTACCTGGCCCGAGGCATTGATACCCCAGACAAAGCCCGCTGCGTCTGTCAGCGTCTCCGTGCTGCCCGCTTTCACGACGGTCCCGTCCGGTGACGGTGTAACCGCTACCCAGGTGCCGTTCGGCTGTCGAATATTTGTCGCCAAAGGAAAACTCCCTAGTACCCGCTGCCGGGGTATCCGCCGTAGCTAAACGGCCGAATTTGAATGAAGATGCGCCCGGTGCGAATCAGAATGTTGATCACGATTGCGCCTCGTTACAGATGCAGTAAGCGGCTTGCGCCCGGTTACAGCTTCTTTTCGGCGGCATCGACTGCGGTCGTGATATCACCCTTTGCGGCAGCAACGTCGGCCACGGCCGGCGTAATGATCTTGCTCTTGACGTAAGCGTAAACCTTCGGGCAAGCGACGGCGAGAACCGCGCCAACGACTACGCCAACGGCGAGGGAAATGAGGCTCATTTGGAAATTCTCCTGAGTTTGAGGTTTGCGCGCTACCAGCTTTTCGGTAGCGCTACTTTGGGTACTTTGTTCGTCAACACGCGGTTCGCGCGTTCGTGGACCGCAGCGTGTTTCTTGTTCGACAGTTTTCCTTCGATCCACTGCCGAGTCGCATTGCGCTTCGCGTACCGGGCTTCGTCCTTCGTAAGCTCGGCGTGCGACGGCATCGTGGGTACGGAGTTGTTCCGTAGCTCGCCGTGTTGCTGGCCGCCGGTCGCTTTGCTTTCGCCGGTTTTCGCCCGCTTCTTCACCGGGTCTTTCTCGGCCTTCTTCACTGCGTTCGTCTTACCGAGCGCGGACAGTAGGTTTCCGCCTACGGGGTTTTTCTTCGCCATTAGATGATTCCTCGTGCGCTCCAGCGTACCGGCACCACGCCGCCGTTGGTCGTGCTGACTGCGGCGAGCGCAATTGTCGTATTGCTGACTGACGTAACGTAGGCGTTGATGCCGCCGGATAGGTCTCGTTCGTCGGCGTGATACTGGCATTCGACTCTTGGGTCGTAACCGGGTAGAGATTTGCGACGCTGCCACCGCTGCCGCTGCCGGCCGATTTAAGCATTACGACGAGGCTCCCAAAGCACGCTTAAACTCCATGCCCAGGGCTAAAGTAGACCGTGGCGGTGCCACTCGCGGTGATAGCATACGCCGTGAAAGGCTTGGGGCCATTCGCAACGCTAATGACGATGACCGCGCCGGGTGCAACGGGGTAATCCCCCGCCGTCGCGCCGTTCGGGACCTTCGCCGCCCCGTTGGCTTGGGAGGTCGGAACGATATTGACGAAAGCCACAACCGCGCCCGAGTTGTAAACCTGCACCGCGTTGTAACCGGACCCCAGGCCGCCCTGATTGCCGGCGCCGTTGATGTTCGAGCTGGGAATGCCGACACCTGCGCTAGTCGTTGCCGCGGATAGCGAAACGGTCGCGGTGGTGTCCGGTCGAAAGGCGGATGTGTTTTCGTTTATATCAGACATTACGAACTCCGGGAGGCCGCAAACTTTTTCTTCGCGGACTTGCGGGTGTCCTTTACCCAATCGTTGAGGCGCGAGCGCCGCGCGGCGTGGGGTGTCGCCAGTTCTACGGTGACGCTGGCGCCGGCCGGAGAAACCCCGGCGTCGTTTGTTTTGGCCGGAGGCCGTTTATGTTTCGCCATGTGTCCCCGCGCTAAAGAACTAGCGGTTTTGGATCGCGTGATCGCCTTTGGAATCGCCGCGGTTGCCGGCGGCGTCGCTATACAGCGAGCCGGCGGCGGATCTGAGTTCGCTGTCGGTCGAACCCGAGTCGTACTCGGCGTCGACTTCAGTTGTCTTGAAGGCGCTGCCTTGCGGCTGCCTGGCTAGCTTGTTCATTTCATTCATCTTCGGCTTATCCTTGCCGACGTTCGCTTTCGCGCGTTCTACTATCGCCATGAGAATTCTCCTGTTAGATCGTGCCTGAGCCGATTGAGGTCAGCGTGAGCGTGGTGGGGCTGGTGAGCGCCACAGCGTAATCGCGCCAGGAGTTCGTCAGAACCGTGGCCGTACCGCTGATCGTGACCCCAGTGCCGCCCGTCAGCGTGAGGGTCGAGGCGTCCGAGTTCAAAACTCGAACGCGGAACGTCGTGCCGAGCACGTTAGTCTGCGGCGTCGCGACGCCGGGGCCGCCCTGGGCAGGGCTGACTTGCAGCAACGCGACGAGCTGCGCGTAGATCGCCGCGGCGGTCGGAGTCGTCAGCGCGGTTGCAGCCGAAGTCGCAATGTAGTTCTCGGTCGCGCCGCAGAAAAACGCGACAGGAATCGTGCCTGACGCTTGCGATATGCTGTTGGTTTGGACTTCCGCTATGAACGCGGAGCCGGGGAAAATCGAATCATCAAATACACCACGGCTGGCAATTTTCGCTGCTTCCTTATGCGGCCACTGTGGGCCTTTTTTGAGTGCTCGCGCGTCGCCGGGCGAGTAGTTTTTTCACATCAGGCTCAGCCTGTGCGACTTCATCTGCGTGCCACAAGATTTGGCCGTTGACCTTGACGGGGAGCGGAGAGAATCGTTCCCGCAGAAGTCGGCCGAGTTCGGTGAACGAGCACTCGAACCTCGCGGCGACTTGCTCGCGTGTCAGTTGCATTGGCTGGCCCTTCTGTGGCTTGTCGCGCGACAGCGCGACGTTTGAGTATAAATATGGGGCGCGCGAGGTTCTCACACCCTGCATTTTCCCGCCGACAAGGCGGGAGTCTTAGACTTAAACGAGCGCCCGTGAAGCGAGAAAGTGGATGCGGGGGCTGGAATCGAACCAGCGACGAGCGGGGTATGAACCCGCGGTTCTGCCTACTGAACTACCCCGCAGGAATCATCGGCCTGTACAGAAAAGCCGGGCTTGCTGCGTCAAGAACGTACCTACGGTGAAGGTCGATTCCTCGATCCGGTTCAATGTGGCAACCGCTTGCCGCTTATGGTCCCCTGTGGGCCGGTCCACATACTCGGCGACATGGCGCCGCAGGAACGGTAGATGCGTCTCAAGCGCGCGTAGTGCGCGCTCCACTTCGTCAACCTTCATACAACCATTATAGGTAAATGGCAGGTGCTATGTCAACCCCGCTTGAGAAAGTCAACGAAGTCAACAAGCTCCGCGTGGTCGAGCAGGTCTTGGCCGGCGCGATCCCCGATGGTCGTGTACTGTGATGGCCCGACGCGGCAGCCGGCGACGTGCTTGTCGCGAAACTCCTGCGTGCTAAACCCCCGCGCCCCGCACTGTGGGCACGGTGGGAACTTCGGATCGCTCATGTCGTGACGGGTATCGTGATCCGGCCGCGCACCACTAGCTGCCGCTCCAGCTCGCCCAAGCTCGTCAGCTCGGGGTCGAACTGCGCACCCTCGCGGTGGAGCATCGTCGATAGGTCCGCGGTCCATGCGGTGATGAGCTGCTTGCGGGCCTCGATGTTCCGTATCGCCTCGCGGCACTCGTTAAGCACGCGGCATATGCTCGATAGGCGTCTGTTCCAACCACGCGACTTGCCGCGCGTTCACGTGCTTCTTTTTCAGCGCTAGGAAACGTTCCGTGATCAAATCGAGCAGACATTCGTTCGCGTGTTCCTCGCTGTAGATCGTCTGACCTTCGGCGTCCACGTTGAAGCCGGTGCAGACGAGCTGACCTTGCGCGTTCTCGCTGATGGTGCCGAATTTCTGAATCTTCATTGCAACCCACCGTACTCGATGTGATCGAAGCACACCGGCCCGTACACGCCTTCGCGCGCCGCCGGGTTCGGACAGCCGAACATGATGCACTTCCGCGGCTGCCCGGCGCGTAGGATGTACTGAATCGCGAGCGCCAGCGGGATCACTTGCTGATTCATGTGGTCGGACTGTGCTGGCATGGGGCCTCCGCCATCAGGGTGTGAGAATCCGGCACGCCTTTCATGGCCGCTTCCAAGTCCGCTTCGGTCGCGGTATGCGGCAGCCCGCGCGGCACGCCGGCCTTGTCAACCACGATGAAGCCTGCGAGTCGCCCGCACATGGTCAGGGCAATGGCGCTTAAGGGTTCGTTCTCGTGCGCCGCCGTGTCCGCTTGGATGGTCGCATACTGAACAGCGCGGCCGACTTGGAAGCTGGCGCCGACGGCGAGCAGGAACGCCGCGGCGGCGATTGAGACGATGATCGTTTTCAAGTGCTTTCTCCGAGGGTAAATGAGCGGCTGTGCCGAAATCAACATGCCGGTCTCGTCGTACACCAGAACCTGGGGCCGGTTCCCCCAGGTCATTTGACGCGCGCCCCGCGGGCGAAGCCCTTGCGTTCGCGGAAGCCTTTCTGGTGGACGCGCTTGCCGCTCGCCCACTTGCTGCCGGGACGGGTCGCCTTTTTCTTGGCGGCCGGGCTCTGATCGGAGGTTTCCGGGCCGTCGCCGGCCGAGCCTACGCGGCTCATTGCAGATACCCCAATAGCCCCGCGATAACCAGCACCAAGAAGCACCCCGTACAGAGGTACAAGGCAAACCAAACAGCGCGTGTCATGTGGTACCCATCCAAGTTGACGTTATAGGGACTGTCGCACACGCTGCTACGCCGCGTCAAGTGTGCCCGGTGGGCACAGGCTCTTGTGGGCGGCTTAGGCCGTCTAGGAGGCTCCCAAGAGCTTCTAGGGCCTCGCGCCGCGCCGCCTCTAGGTTCTGCTGCTAAACCGCGCCGGCTCAAAGATCGCTGCTTAGGCAGCGATTGTTTAACCCCGGCGCTCGGTCGGTGCAGCCAACTGTTTGAAAATAAACACATTTTTAACCCCGGCGCGACGATCAAGGGGGCTACTGCAACTGAGGATCGTAGGGGGTTTTGGATTCCTTTCGACCCGACGACGAGGGGGGCCGCGCGGCGCTCGACGAGCAGGTTGGCCGCGGCAGCGCGCTTGATGCGGCAGCCGGCCGGGGGCCGCGCGGCGCTCGACGAGCAGGTTGGCCGCGGCAGCGCGCTTGATGCGGCAGCCGGCGAGCTCCAGTAATCACGCCGGGGGCGCGGCGTGATTGTGCGCTGCAATAACCCTCGTAAACCGGCCTGGTTGACGACTGTATATATATACATGGTAAACCTGTTTACCATAATTGTGTTGACAAATCGCTGCTTAGGCAGCGAATCGGGCATGAATGGTGCTGGGCGCCGAAGATCGAAGAAAGTTTTAGTTTGAGACGGTGAAGCAACGCTGAGCGATAAAGTCTCAAATTGGACCCAAAAAAAAGTGGAGGTTTTGTATTGTATATGAATTTCATATAGGCGGATAAGTAGTCACTTAAATTTGGGTCCAAGTTGAGACTTTTTTACCTACAAATCAGCCAGCCACCGCCCTAGTTCAATTTGAGACAATTATCACTTGACTATTTTGAGACAACTGGTACTATGTCCGCGCTGTCTCAAATTACATAGAGCGAACAAATAACAGGCCGCAGAGGATTTATTATGAGCACTTTGACACTGAAACAACTGGAAGATAAGGGCGCTTGCGGGGATGCGCGCCGCGCGTTCCGCGAGATTTTCGGCGAGTCGGTCGAGGTCACACCGGCAGTGTGTGAAGCTGTAGCATCGACCTTCAACTGGGGATGGGCGGCAAGACACTTGCTATCCCCGACCGCCTGGGCCGAGTACGAGCGCGTCACGTCGCCCGCCTGGGACGAGTACGAGCGCGTCAGGGTGACCGCCTGGGCCGAGTACGAGCGCGTCAGGGCGACCGCCTGGGCCGAGTACGAGCGCGTCATGTCGCCCGCCCGGGCCGAGTACGAGCGCGTCAGGGCGACCGCCCGGGACGAGTACGAGCGCGTCACGTCGCCCGCCTGGGACGAGTACGAGCGCGTCAGGGTGACCGCCTTGGCCGAGTACGGGCGCGCCAAGGCGGCCGCCCGGGCCGAGTACGAGCGCGTCACGTCGCCCGCCGGGGACGAGTACGAGCGCGTCACGTCGCCCGCCTGGGACGAGTACGAGCGCGTCACGGCGACCGCCTGGGCCGAGTACGAGCGCGTCACGGCCCGAGCTTTCGGGGAGTTATATGTGAGAGAGAACTCATGAGCGAACAAACAGACCAGTTCGATCTGTTCCTGCGAAACCTCGATTTATTATGAGCACTTTGACACTGAAACAACTGGAAGATGAGGGCGCTTGCGAGGATGCGCGCCGCGCGTTCCGCGAGATTTTCGGCGAGTCGGTCGAGGTCACACCGGCAGCGTGTGAAGCTGTAGCATCGACCTTCAACTGGGGATGGGCGGTAAGACACTTGCTATCCCCGACCGCC